TAAGAAAACAGCCGGCGAAATCAAAGATACCTTGAAGGGCGCGTTAAAGTGGGGCTTTGGATTATTCGGCTCATTAATGATATTGTTAGTTGCTGCCGCGATAAGAGCCGCATTAACATGAGGCCCAGAACGGCAAAGAGAAAAGCTCGTTATACTGAGCGAAACAATCCACAATTACCGAAAGACGTATCACGTCTAGGAGGATAGACCCATCCCACAACATACCCCACGCGAAAAGCGCAAGAACCCTAGCAAGAAGCCACGTAAACGCATCTAAACCAAAAGGCCAGTAAATGACACCCGACATTGACGCACTAATCGAAGAATGCATTACCAACCTTTCTGACGATAATATTAAAATGGGCGGTGAATCACTTCAAGAGCTCGCCCGGTACTGGGCCAAAGCTGGCCTTACTTTAAAATCATTTATGGATATGCGAACCTACATCATAAATGCAGCAATAGAAAAAACAGATGCTTTCTTTATTCGTGAAAAACTTAAACTTGCTGAAGAAGATTTAAGAGTTAAACGAACCGGCAGCATTATCATTCACTAACTAACAGGTAACATCATGGCTAGACCAACAAAAGAACAAGCGGCGGCAAAGCTAGCAGCTCAACAGGCAGGGCAACCGACCACAGAGTTAACCGAAGTCGAGCAAAAGCCATTAACGCCAGAACAACGCTTTGAAGCGCTTGAAGCTCACTGCCTTAAACTCGAAGAAGCCATATCACGCATTGCAGTATTAACCGGCAACGGTAACCATTTACGCGAACTTGGTATTGAACGTTGGGTACCAGGTAAGAAGCACATGAACAAGAAGTACGCTTAATTCAACCGGCATGTAATTTCGCTACCTGCCAACCTTAAGGAGGTGATACCTTGCGGCTTAATACGCCAATGCGTTAATACTGTCGAGCGATAGATTTAACGTGACCTAACCCCAAACACTAACAATCGCCCGAAAGGATACCGATTATGAAAACAGCAACAAAGCAAGCAGCATTAAAAACCCTTCAAAGACTAGGCTACACATATAACGGCGGCGAACTCTGGAAACCACCACTCGGCCCAGTTCCAGATTATATAAAGAAAGAACCAAACGTAATTTTCGGCGTATTAACCAACGGTGAAATATTCGTTGAAGTAAACGGCCAACAACACACCCCCGCCGATGCTTTCTATAAAATGGCTACTATCCAATCAACTAAGCTTGCCCATCAGGTTAGAGACTTAGAATTTTCTCTTGAGCAACGAACAGACCAACTCAAGGCAACCGCAAAAAAACTTAATGAGTTGGAATCTAAGTTTGAGATAACCGTTAACGACATCGCTCAATCTCTAGAAAACTGGAGGCCGATAATATGAATAACGAAGAATACGGAAAGATACCAACTACATTAATATGGGTATTAATAGTAACCTCAATAGTAGGTTTCTTTGCCTTAATAAACGTTGCCTATCTAATCTTTAATATCGTTAAGGTGGTTACTAATGGCTAAGATTAAATTGATGATTGCTATTATCGGCATCTGGCTGTTTGTAAGTGCTTGGCTATATTTCGGCGCTAAATTTATATGGGTGGTGCTCAATGCCTAAACCAAGAATTAAATTTTATGGCAATGGTGATGTTTATATAGAGTGCTATAACATTCATAGGGCTTGTTACCCAAATGCACGCGATATCACTTTTAGGACTCCATTTATACCATTTGCCAGAATCTTTACAGTGAGTAAGGTCACCAATGCGTAAACCTAAACTAACCCCTAAACAAGAAATGTTCTGTAAAGAATACTTGATTGACTTGAACGCAACTCAAGCAGCAATTAGGGCTGGTTACTCTGAAAAGACAGCTAAATCACAAGGGCAAAGACTGTTGACGAAAGTTGACATTGCCGAACGAATACAAGAACTAATGAGTAAGCGCTCAAAAAAGGTCGAGATTAACGGTGAATGGGTACTCAGCAAGCTTAAACAAGTTGCTGAACGCTGCATGCAGGAAGAGAAGGTAATGTCCCAAGGTGAACCAACAGGAGAGTTTAAGTTTGATTCGTCTGGCGCCAACAAAGCATTAGAGTTAATTGGCAAGCATCATAAGTTATTCACCGATAAGGTTGAAATGGGCGGTAAGGACGGTCAACCAATCGTAATAACCACAATTGAGCGGAAAATAGTTTAACTTTACTATCAGTAGTTTAGTTAACTTCCCTCAGTACATATATAAAGGTTTATTTTGACTATATTACAAATAGAAACAGCTAAGATTTTTGAGCCATTATTGCAGCCAAGTCGATATAAAGGTGCCTGGGGCGGCCGTGGCTCTGGTAAGTCTCACTTCTTCGGCGGGTTAATGGTTGAAGATCACCTAAGAATACCGGGGCTACGCTCGGTTTGTATTCGTGAAGTGCAAAAAACCCTTAAAGAATCAGCCAAGCGACTCATTGAAGATAAGATCAACGAATACGGCTTAGCGAAGCAAGGCTTTAGAGTGCTTAACGACAGAATAGAAACACCAGGCGGCGGCATTATTATCTTTGTTGGCATGGCTGATCACAATGCTGAATCAATCAAGTCACTTGAGGGCTTTGGCCGAGCATGGATAGAAGAAGCACAGACATTAACCAAACGATCATTGCAGTTGTTGCGCCCTACTATTCGAGCTAAGGATTCTGAATTGTGGTTTTCATGGAACCCAAGCCGCAAGAGTGATGCTGTTGACGAGTTGTTAAGGGGTGAGATATTACCCAAAAACTCAATAATTGTGCGAGCTAATCATTCAGATAACCCTTGGTTCCCTGATGAGTTGGAGCAAGAAAGGTTAGACGATAAAGAGGCAAGACCCGACAGTTACGATCATGTTTGGAACGGTGGTTACATAACAGCGCAAGATGGGGCTTATTTCGCAAGAGTTATAAACCAGGCTAAGATCGAAGGAAGAATAAACTTTGTCGCTCGTGATCCACTAATGACCGTTTACGCATTTTGGGATATCGGAGGCACTGGGGCTAAGGCCGACGCTTGTTCGATATGGCTAGTTCAGTTTATCGGGCAAAAGATTAATGTCCTAAACTATTACGAGGCGCAAGGTCAAGAACTATCAGAACATGTTGGCTGGTTAAGGCGCAATAATTACGGTGAAGCAAAAATGTACTTACCTCATGACGGTGTAAAACATGATGCTGTGTTTAAAGTTACTTACGAATCAGCATTAATACAGGCTGGTTTCTTTGTTGTTATAATGAAAAATGCCGGTGCTGGCGCTGCTAATCAGCGCATTGAAGCGGTCAGGCGTATATTCCCTAGGGTATGGATAGATAAAGAAAAGTGTGAAGGTGGTATTGAGGCGCTCGGCTGGTATCACGAAAAGAAAGATGAACATCGCGGTATTGGCCTTGGCCCTGAACATGACTGGTCAAGCCATGGTGCCGATTCATTTGGCGCTTTAGCTCTGGAAGCTGAATTAATAAACCAAGTAGCAATTGACGCATCAGTACCAGCTAGAGCAGGCGGTTTTAATGTCTTCGGATAAAATAATAGAAGAGTGGTATATCTGTTTCGGTGGTGAATGCGAAAAGCATTGGGTGCAGAAGATATTAAAGCCTGGTTTCTTTCACTGTTGGGCCTTCAAGCTTTCACCTGGCGGCCAGTTTTACATAACTGTTAACGCAACCCGTAGCCATACTGATATAGATTTGTTGCCAGTTACCCCCGAAAACTTCGATGAACTGACAAAGGGCTATAAGTTTGTTAAAGTTATAGCCAATATCGACGTACAAAAGGACCGGGGCCACTTATGCCGGTTTAATTGCGTTGAACAGGTTAAATCATTAATAGGGCTTTCTGAGTTTTGGACTTGGACGCCATACCAACTGTATAAGAGGCTGACCAATGACACAGATATTTGACCCGGGCAAAGGTGCCAGAAAAGAAGCAAGAACAGCTCAAGCAGCACAAGAGAAGTTAATTCAAGAGCAGAAGCAAGCATCAGAGCAACAGCTAGCAACCGAAGAAGATGTTATCGCCCGTAAAAAGCTAGCTGGTGCAACTGGTCGAGCTGGTCGCCGTTCGTTAATCAAGACAAGCGAAACAGGCGTTAAATCAACCAACTTAGGTGGCAATGTATAATGGCTAAGATACCTAAAGGCCTTGGTAGCATGAAGGATCTAATGAAAAGATTCGGCGCTACTGAGTCACGATTTAATCAATGGCGGTCTCTTCATCAAGAAGCTATGGACTTTTCCGCACCACAGCGAGAAACATTTAGTTTACATAGCCCAGGGCAAACCAAGAACCGTTTTGTTTATGACTCGACCGCCGAAGAAGGCCTTGAACAATTCACATCACGCCTTCAAGGTTCATTAGTGCCAGCTTGGCAACAGTGGATGAAGTTAACCGCCGGTGATGATATACCCAAAAACGAAAAGGAAGAAGTAGACAAGGAACTAGCACAGGCTACTGATACTTTCTTTACTCACATGAACCACTCTAATTTTGATACCGAAATAACGCCATCATTTACCGATTTAGGTATTGGTACTGGTTGCATTATGGTAGAGGAGAATGATTTCAATGAAAGCTCTGCTGTTATTTTCACTAATATACCTCTTGCCGAGTTGTACGTTGAAAAACCTGCTCGCGGCCCGATCAAGAACATTTGGCGTAAACAGTCGGTTGAAGCCGGTAGCATTAAAACTACCTGGCCAAACGCCGATATCCCAACGAATTTGCAAAAGATTATCGATAAGGATCCTTCATCCGAGGTCAACATTTTAAATGCAATGCTTTTTAACACCAAGTCGAAGAAATATGACCAAATTGTCATTTGGGAAAAGAAGCCAATCTTTAGCCAAAGCTTTAACACTCGCCGGATGATTGCCTTCCGTTGGAAGGTAACACCGGGCGAAGCTTATGGCCGCGGCCCTGCTATCAACAAGCTGCCCGATATTAGAACTGCCAACAAGATAGTTGAGTTAACCCTAGGCAATGCCGCCATTCAAATGTCTGGTGTCTATACTGGCCGCTCTGATGGCATTTTCAACCCTCACACGGTAGCCATCGCCCCCGGCTCAATCATTCCCGTTGCAAGTAATGACAACGCCAACCCAAGCATTAAGGCATTAACACCATCTGGTAACCTTAATATTGCCGATAACATGCTTAATCAAATGCAAAACAGCATCCGAAAAGGCTTTTTCTCTGACCCGTTAGGTGATTTAAACGATCCAGTTCGCTCTGCCACTGAGAACATTATTCGCAATCAAGAGTTTTTAAAGAATGCTGGTGCCTCAATTGGGCGTCAAATGTCTGAATTGGTTGAACCATTAGTAGCCGCCGTGGTTGATATATTAAAAGAACGCGGTAAAATTCCAGATATTGAAGTTAATGGCAAAGACGTAACCATTAAGCAAACTTCACCACTGGCTAAAGCATCTGATCTTGAAGCATTTCAAAACACTCAGTTGTGGTTGAGTTCAATGGCTCAGTTTGTGCCGTCTGAA